CAGCCAAGCCTTTGAGGAAGCAGGCAAAGTCTTCCCCTCCGTTACTAGAGAGAACACCTGGGACATTTTCCCATAAAAGCCATTTTGGCTTAAAGTGGTCTGCAATTCCAAGATAGGTGAGCATGAGGTTTCCTCTGGGGTCTTCAAGACCTTTTCTAAGTCCAGCGACTGAGAATGATTGACATGGTGTTCCTCCGACCAAAAGGTTGACTGGTTCATTTATATTCCACTCCTTAAATTTTGTCATGTCACCATAATTAGTAACATTTGGATAATGATGTTGTAATAATTGACTAGGGAATTTTTCTATTTCTGAAAACCCTACAGGCTTCCATCCCATGTCATGCCATGCTACTGTTGCTGCTTCTATACCACTACAAACTGATAAATAATTCATTAATAATCCCATCCCCATCCCATAGTCTGACCCCATACCTCTATTTGTTGTTGGTATTCTGTCATTTCACTTGTGGTTAATTTAGTTGTTGACTTTATAAGTTCTACAGGCATACCTGCAATTTCAGTTTGGTAGCGTAAGAATTTATAACCCATGAGTTCGTGTATCTTATCTTTCTCAATACCTAGATGTTGACCTATGCTTGTGTATAGTTCCCATAGTCTTTCGTTTTGTTCTAGGCTACGGTTTAGTTTAGCATCTGTTACTGTTACTCTCCAGCGTTTAGTAAAGTCAAGTGTTTTTAACTTCTCTATTAACATTGGTAAATTGTCTTTGGTTAATGCCCACTTTATCATCTCTCCATCCTTTCGTTTTAAATACTTGTCCGTCTTTAGAAGTTGCTTTGTATTGAATGTCGTTACCGAATACTTTTTTACATTCTTTTATGAAGTCATTTATGGTCATGGACTCTCCTTGTATCGTAATCCTTTTGTGTCAAACCAAAAGTTAAATGAACCTTCCCATTGTGCATTACGCTGCTTCTGAACAAAGACCTTAGCATCTGGAATAATCTTTAGTTCTTCTTCAGGTGTCTTTCCTTCTTCTATCAATTTTTCTTTAGACCTATTACGCCATACACAAATAATATTATCGCATAAATTTCTGATATGTGAACTACCCATGATGTTTGTAGCATCTGGTATTTCATCCTCTGACTTCATCTTACGAGTATGTGCGACTAAAAAAACTGCAATGTTTAAATCACGTGATATAACAGCTAACTTATCTACAAATAGTTTTTGAGCTTCTAAAGACTCTTCAGATATATCACTCATCTTCATAAGACTGTCAATCACGAATACATCTACACCAAGAATATGTTTTCCATAGTATAGCGTTGCTATCATGTCTTGTGAAGTAGTGACACCTGTTTGGTCGTAAATATACAACTTGTCTTTAGCTCTATCACAAAATTTGTGTATGTAATCATCTGTTGGTTCAGGTGAACCTAAAGTTTGTGTAATCATACGAGCTAATGTTAATACAGGTCGCATCTCTAAACTAGCTACTAGGCATTTAGTATTCTGTCGCATCATAGCTAATATGACTTGTGATAACCACATACTTTTACCATGACCTGATACACCGGTAAGAATGTTTACTTCCGAGTTCCTAACACGAAACTTATCTTCCGTCTTAACCCAGCCAAGTGATTTACCACTATGAATTTCCTCACCAAAATACTTGACCAAGTCATCAGCAAATATATCCGTACTTTTAACTTTAAACTCTGCATGACTGAACTCCTGTTCGTAGTAATCAGTAATCACAGACTGATTGACTGTTAGTTTATCTATCACTTCACCTATGTTCACTAAATACCACCTTCCCAAACTTTACGTTCTTTAGGTATTTCACCATCATTCCATCTCTCTTGGTTAAGTAGAGTTAATGGAGCTGGTGAGAAACCATCTTTCCATGATTGAGTATCTTTCATTTTTTTTACATACCCTATCACTTCATCTGCTATAGCGTCAAGATTTTTATTAGCCCATCTTTCTAAACAGGTTTTCTTGTTGACTTTACGAACATTAGGATAGTTTTCCCAAAATTCATCAAACCTATTGGTCGTTTTAACGACATATATATCTTCTCTTTTCTTCTCTTCTCTTCTCTTCTCTATGCTAGTAGGTTGATAGTTTTCTTCTAGCCAACCTCTAGTAAATAATTCATTTACTATTTTCTCAATAAAGTCAATAGGATAATGAAGTCTAAAAGCGATCTCATAGTTGTCAGGTAATATGCCATCACTTTCAGAACCAAGACACCATAACTCTACTAAAACAGCTTTTTGTTCAAAAGATAACTTATGTATTTCTATGTCATTGATATAATCCGTACCATAAAATTTAAACCATGTCATCTTTTTTTGATAGCGTGGGTTTCTAGGCTTGTAAAGGTTAAACTTTTCCCAATTCTTAATTCTCATATACTCTCCTTAAAATAAACATTCTTCATATAGTTCTGTTACTGGCACAGCTTTTGCTTTAGGCAAAATGTGGAGCTTACAATTAGGTCTTGACTCTAAAAACCATTTAGCAGATGCCTTGTTACTAAAGGCTCTTAGCGGTTTTCCGTCAAATTCATCTAATATAATGTAACGCAATATCTCCATAGGGCAAAACATTACCACAATGTATTTCTATTTGCAAACTATTTTATTTCTAGTAATTTACTACAAAATACTTGACAAGTTATTTTAGGTCATTAATATAACTATTGTAATTTTAACCAGGAGAGAAACATGAGTATTAAAACAATGATTATTACTGCAATAGCTTTTTGGGCTTATGTAGCTTTATGTATATGGGTTATGGGTAAATTAGCAGGTGCAATATGAATAAGTGGATATGGCTATTCCTTTTTGTATTTTGGGGGTATATAATATGGCGAATGGTTTAGAGCATATAGCTAATATACTTAAACGATTGAATGACGAACTTAAATTAGATAACGATAAATGGGAGAGAGCAAATGAGTCAACAACAACACTACGACCAGGTGATGATGGAACAGCACCAACAAGAATTACAACAACAGGAGAGAAAGATGAACTATAACGAACTACGTAAGATTAACGTATCAGAACATATTGAGAAAAAGAATGGTCTATCATATTTATCATGGGCTTGGGCTGTGGATACTCTTCTACAGCAAGACCCAAATGCAACATGGACTTATGGCGAACCTAAGCAATTTGGTGAAACACTTATGGTGTTTTGCACGGTTCATGCGTTTGGCAAGTCTATGACTTCACAATTACCTGTGCTTAACTTTAGAAATCAAGCTATCCCTAATCCTGACGCTATGGCAGTTAATACAGCTATGCAAAGATGTTTAGCTAAGGCTATTGCATTACATGGTATTGGTTTATACATCTATAGTGGTGAGGATATTCCAGAGTCAGAACAACCATCTTTAAAAGCTGTATCTAGCAAGGACTTCCTATGATAGAACAACGCACAGATGAGTGGTTTCAACAACGCCTGGGCAAAGTTACTGCTAGTCGTATTAGTGACGTTATTGCCAAGACTAAAACAGGTGTATCTACATCACGTCAAAACTACCTTGTCCAACTTGTATCAGAACGTCTTACAGGCAAGAAAGGCGATAGCTATGTTAATCAGGCTATGTTAGATGGTATTGAAAGAGAAAGTGCTGCTAGAGAGCTTTATATGCAATCTAAAGGGGTATCTGTAACAGAAGTAGGTTTCTTTGACCATCCTGTTATTAAGAATAGTGGTGCTAGTCCTGACGGAGCTGTAAATGCAGAAGAAGAAGGTAAGTATGCAGGTCTTATAGAGATTAAATGCCCTATAGAAACTACGCATACTAATACGCTTATGAGTAAATCAGTTCCTAGCAAATACATACCACAAATGCAATGGCAAATGGCTTGTACCGGTGCTAAGTGGGTAGATTTTGTTAGCTATAATCCTAATTTCCCTGTAGAATTACAGCTCTTTGTTTCTAGGGTTGACAGGGATGATGCTTACATTGCAGAATTAGAAGCTGAAGTAATTAAGTTTTTAGACGAAGTAGACCAAACAATTATTAAACTAAAGGAGTAGTATATGGCTGAGTATGACAACACAAACACATTTGCATTATTTAAGAATGATAAGGGTGACAATCCTAAACGACCTGATTACGCAGGAACTGCAAACGTAGATGGTATTGAATTTAGAATTAGTGGTTGGATTAGAGAAGGTAAGAACGGTAAGTTTATTAGTGGTTCTGTACAGATGAAAGAAACTCAGAGTGAAACAAGAAGTAAACCAGCGGTAGAAGGTGCAGATGAAAGTGATGTACCATTCTAGTAAAAAGGGGAGTTTTACCTCCCCTATTTATTTACTTGTTCATTACGTACATTGTTACTTCAAATCCAAAGCGCATTTCAGTTGCTGATGGTGATGTCCACATGGCGGTTCTCCTTTCTTTTAGATTTATAATAGAATTATACGCTTGTGTGGTTTTACTAGACACAAGATAATCATGAAAGGTTTATAATGGATATTCAGTCTTTAGAATTAGATGTAGCGTGTTATGCAACTGCTGTGTATCATGAGGTCAATACAAGAACACTTGAAGAAAAGGTAGGTGTTATAAATGTTATCCGTAATAGGTTACATTCTGGTCGCTGGGGTTATTCTGTATGCTCTGTTGTTTATGCTAATAATCAGTTTGCTGTGCAAGATGAGTCCCACAGTCCAGTTGATGAAAAAGCGTATTTGGAGACTAAACTTTTGGTTATTGATACGATTGTTCACAATAAATATGCAAATCCTGTTGCAAATGCTTTATACTTCCATGATGATTCAATACCGCCAAAAACATCATGGTTTGGTAAAAGGAAGAAAACGCACATAGGAAGGATGGTGTTTTATTAATGGCTAAAAAAGAACCTGTAGCATGGCTTTATGAAGAGTATGATGTTAAATCAGGTGATCTAAAGAAATCTTATTTATGGTCATTTCATCCTAATCAATTATCATATTTAAACGACCTAAAGAATACAACACATCATATAAAAATAACACCTTTATATCCTGGTGAACCTGTAGAAGAATACAAAGGTTTATCACGATACGATAGTAAAAAATTAGTGGAGG